CGAAACTCGCGGATTATTGTAAGGAAAGTCATGGGCTTCAAGTCATTATTTAAAGATCTGTATTCCGTTAAAAGTATAAGCGCTAATGATGTGCACAACTACTTTGGTAATGGAAGAAAAAAGATCGCTGGCGTTAACGTGTCACCTAGTACAGCTATTCAATTGTCAACCGTTTACTCGTGCATTCGAGACAAAGCAGAATCAATCGGCCAACTACCAATAAAGCTTTATCGTAAAGGCGCAAACTTCGATACAGAAGTTAAAACCGGTAGATGGCATCGAATATTCTGCGAAAAACCGAATGACTACATGACATCGCAAGATCTCAGTGAAATGATTGAGACTTGCCTTGAAATGTACGGTAGATTTTTTGCCTACCGATTGAAAAATGATCGTGGCGAAACGATGGAAATTATACCTTTTGCTCGTCAGACCAGCGTAGCTGTAAATATGGATATGAATGGCAATATTTACTTCACTTATACTACGAATGACGGAAAACCTAAGATGGGTTTTTATTCCGATGAGATAGTTCACCTTAAGCTTAATACGCTAAATGGCTACACTGGCTTATCACCGATTTCATGTAACGCCAGAGCTATCGGCCTAAGTATTTCACAAGAAAACCACCTTGTTAATACAATGGAAAAAGGTGCCATGCCATCAGGCATACTTGAAACTGATGCTCAATTTAAAGATTCTAGTGCGGCAGAAAGAATTCGCAAAGAATTCCAAGAAAAATATCAAGGCGTTGATAAAAACGGTGAGGTTATTTTTTTGGAGAATGGCCTTAAATACAATCCATTAACGCTATCACCAGCCGATACTGAATTAATCCTTCAGCGACAGCATAGCCGCGAAGAGATTTGTGGTATATTTAGAGTGCCACCTCATCGAATTGGCGCGGCATCTAGTACTAAAAATCAGGACATCGAACAAGCCAATAAAGACTATTACGTCAACAAGCTGATGCCTATTGTAACCAAAATAGAAACCGGTTTGAGTGCGTTGTTGCCTGATAATATGTATGTTAAATTAGACGAGAAAGCGTTTACTCGTGGCGATCTTACAAGTCAGGTTGATGCGTACAGTGAGCTATTTAAGCATACAGCAATTAATATTGATGAACTAAGATATGGTGCGGCTGGCCTACCTCCTATTGATAATGGCCATCTTCATGCAATCGACACTAACAATATTACGCTCGGCACGTTAGATCAGGTTGAAGAATTGCAACGTGAGCAACGCGAGATGAACGCTAGAAGTCAGCAAACAATCAATCAGCCTGTAGGGGATGAAAACGATGAATAAGAGTGCAACTGCATTTGTACCGTTAAAGGTTAAGGTTAGCGAAGATGGCGGTGTTATGTCGTTCTCTGCCTACGGTAATGTTAAAAACGTAAAAGATCATGCTTGGGATATTGCGGTAGATGGCTGTTATCAAGCATCTATTGATAAGCACAAAGCCAATGGGACTATGCCACGTTTGCTTTGGTCGCATGATCCTTCAGCATTACCTGTTGGTAAAATCACTCATATGGAAGAAGATGAGTACGGACTGAAGTTCGAAGGCGAGCTTACTGACCATGAAGAAGGTATTAAGATCTATAAGTCACTTAAGCATGGTGCATTAGACTCATTCTCTATTGGTTATCGAGTTAAAGATGAAGAGTGGAGTCAAGAGGCTGGTGCTAACTTGCTTAAAGAGATTGATATCCGCGAAATTTCCTTCGTTAACTTTGCTTGTAACGAAATGTCTACTTTGCGTGAAGTTAAGTCAGACTTGGAAGATGGCAAGCTACCAACTAAGCGCGAATTACAAAACCACTTACGCTCAACCGGATTATCAAAGTCTCAGGCTGAGAAGATCGTAAACAACTACGATCCGGAAAAAACTGAAGAAGTGGAAGATATTTTCGACCAAATGGCAAAGTCTGATGACGATGAAGATCCTGAAAAGACTGAAGATATATTTGACATAATAGCAAAAGCTGAGCAACAATAAGGCATTGTTTAACTGTGGTCAGTTGCACAATCACTGTGGTCAGTGCAAAACTTAATTTTTTAATTATCAACAAAGGTATTTATTATGGATGCTAAAGAACTTAAAGCACTGTTAGAAAAAGCAGTGAAGCAAGTTAAAGAACAAAAGGAGATTAACGACTCGCTTCAGGCGCAAGTTAAGTCTCTTGAAGAAAAGCTAACAAAGTCTCTAGAAAATAACGAGACTGTTGAGCAAATTGAAGATCTTAAGTCTGAAATTTCTGACTTGCGCTCTAAACAAAAACCAGTTGCTGATGTTATCCCTGAAGATGCTAAAAAAGCTTTGCGCGAATTAGCTGGTGGCGTTATTGGTGGCTTTGTTGCACAGAAGAAGCGCGAAGGTGGCGTCAAGTCTGATGACTTTGGCAACTTTATGTCTGTTGCGGCTCACGGTGCAACTGATCAATTCAAAGCGTTAAACATCACAACACCTGAAGATGGTGGTTTAGCTGTTGCTGAGGTTTTAGCAACTGACGTACTAGATTACGCACGTAACTCTTATCCGATTTTAGGTGAAGTAGGCTTTAAGTCAGGTATTACTCGAAGTTACCGCCAGTTAATCAACTTAGGTGGTGTTGGTGTTCGTCGTGGCAGTGAAAACACTGATGGGCAAACCAAGGTTGATTCATCAAACGGTAAGTACCAGCCTACATCAACTCAAACTTACGCTGAAGTTAAGTCAAATGTATTTAAGGCATCTGCTGAGCCATTGATTTCTGATGAAGCAATGGAAGGTACCGATATCGATATTTACGCTGACTTAATTATCGACTTAGGTATTGAAGTTGGTGAATGGATGGCTACTGAAGTTACTTTAGGTGATGGTGTGTTAGCTGGTGGTGATGGTAAAGCTCGCGGTATCTTAGGTACTCGTTTAGATATCACTAATACTACTGGTCAAAGCTGGAAACCTACTCGTGGTGTTGGTAGACGCAATGCTGATATATTCCCAGCTTACCCGACAGGTGTTGCCGCTGACTTAGGTGCTGACGATAAAGCTCGTGTTAATTGGTTAATGAAGTTTATGCGTCAATTACCAGTTCGTTACCGTTCAGGCGCTAAGCTTTACATGAACGAAAACACATTAAGCTACTTCGAGCTTTTACGTGATGCGAATGAACGTCCAGTTTTCCGTGTGTCTTACATGGAAGGTGAGCCTCGCTTAAACGGCAAGCCAGTTGTTTTAGATGACAATATGCCTGATATCGGTGCGGATGCCGCATTCATCATGTACGGTGATCTTAAGTTAGCTTACGCTATCAACAATGGCGATGTAGAGAAGATGCAAATCAACCCTTACATTGTTCGTGGTGCTACTGTAGTAGAGTACGATAAAGAAATGTTTGAGATGATTCAGCGTTCAGATGCATTAATCATTGGTGTTGCAACAACTAATTCTGGCACTTAGTAGTCAAATTAGTCTAGAATAAGGGTGACTAATGTCGCCCTTTTTTATATCGGTGGGACTATGTATACGAAAATATTAAATAGAGAGAAGAAGTCGGCAGTCACTTTAGATCAGGCAAAACATCAGTTAAACATCATTGATGATGAAGGTGAGGATAATAGTCACATTCAATTGCTTGTAGATGCATCAACAAACCTAGCTGAGAAGTACACCAAGCGATTATTCTCAAAAAGCGAGGTGCTACTATCAGTGACAGGCAAATCATTCTTCTTCTTACCGTATGGTGAGGTGGAAGGCGTTTCTTCGGTTACCGTTAATGGTGAAGAATTCACTCAGTACTCGTTTAATACGATATCTCAAATATTCCAGTTTGACGAAGGTGTGGATATTCATCAGGACTTCGTGATCACCTACGAGGCTGGTTATATCAAATTACCTGAAGAGGGCGTTATGGGTATACTGATGCTTGTTAATTCCCTTTGGGAAAACCGAGAAGATACTGTTACTGGTCTGACAGTCAGCGATATCCCATTAAACTCAACAGCGATACTTGATTCTATTAAGTTGGAGTGGTTCTGATGAGATCAGGTGCATTGAGAGATACAGTTATCATAAAGCGAAAAATTGATGGTGAAGATAGCTACGGTGATCCGACAGAAACAACCGAAACCTTATATAAAGCTAAAGCTGATGTAAGATATATTTCCGGCTCTGATCTCATCAAAGCTGGCGCACATCTTAACATCGATGTAATCACCGTAAAAATGCGATTAGATAAGCGCATGAACCATAATTGTATTCTTGAGGTTAATGGCCTTGATTATGAAGTTGGCAGCATTAAGCCAGAAAAAAATCATAGAGAATTCATCGTAACAGCCTCAAGAGAGTTGTAATATGAATAGAG